GTCACTGAGTGGGGTGAGATCGACGAGCTGTACTGGGCGTTGCTCAACAAAGAGACCGACGTCGCGTACAAGTCCATCGTCATTGATCAGGTGAGCAACCTGCAGGACATCGGCATGGCTGAGGTGCTACGCAAAGGCCGCAAGGGTCGAGACGAAACATTCACGCAGCGTAACTGGGGACAGCTATCCGGAATGCTGAAGCAATTCATCAGCGACTTCCGTGACCTGTCTGACCATTACAATCTGCTGCTGATTGCGCACGAGCGTATCAACGAAGCAGGCGACGATGAGGAAGAGTCCATCGAGCCAAGCATCGGTGCGCGCGTGATGCCGTCGGTGAGTTCGTTTCTTGATGGTGCCGTCGATGCCATCGGATCAACGTTCATTAAAGAGCGTTGGGAAACGGAAGACAAAGAAGAAGTCAGGCACGTGGACTACTGTATGCGAATCGGTCCTCATGCGTACTACTCGACAAAGATTCGCAGACCAGTGTCCGCTGGTCCGATCCCGGAGCTGCTCGTCAACCCGACGTTTCAGAAAGTAAAGGATCTGACTACCGGTAAACAAAAACCTAAACGTAAGAAGATCAGGAGAACAAGCTAATGGCAACAAGAAAGAAACGCCCTGCCAAGAAGGCAGCGAGCAAGAAGAAGGCGTCACGCGGACGTCGGGGCAAGAACGTCATATCTGTAGATTTTACAGGTGTTGAGTCCGGAGGTGGATCACCTACGCCCGATGGCTACTACGTCGCTGAAATCACCAAGGCGGAACAGGAAGTCAGTCAGAGCGGTAACGACATGATCGTTGTACGTTGGAAGACCAACATCGGTTCTATCGTGTTCGACCGCTTTGTTCTGTTGCCTCAGTCGCTCTGGGTGCTGCGTACAGCACTTGAGTCCATGGGGTACGAGATTCCGGACGGTCAGTTCGACTTTGACCCTGATGATCTGATCGGCAACATTTGTGGCATTGAAGTTACGAACGAGGAGTACGAAGAAAAAGATCAGCCTCGTGTAACGGGTTACATGCCTGAGGATGTCGCCGCAGCAGAGATCGAAAAAGCAGGTGGGTCCGTAGGTCAGGAGGAGGAAGAAGAAGAGCCCGAAGAAGAAGAGGAGGAGCCTGAAGAGGAAGAAGAAGAGCCAGAAGAAGAAGAGGAAGAGGCACCTCCCGCTCGCAAAAAGGCTTCGAAGAAAAAGGCTCCGGCAAAGAAAAAGAAGAAAGCCTCGGGTGCGTTACGACCGGGTGCACGCGTCGTGTTTGAAGACGAAGACGGCGAAGAGTATCAGGGCGTGATCGAGGGCATCGAAGATGACATTGCAGTTGTCGTTGACGATGAAGAGGGTGAGTGGGAGATTCCGGTCGGTGAGCTGAAGAAGGCGTGATCCGAACTGAACTCCGTCCCTATCAGGAAGAGGCTGTCGCTGCGGCACGTCCGCACGACGGCTTCTGCCTGTTCCCAGAGCAACGCACAGGGAAGTGCCTTGTCTCTCTCGCGATTGTGGATGAGCGCAAGCCCGATGTACTGATCATCCTCTGCCCGAAGAAAGCGGTGCTCACGTGGAACACGGAGATCGACAAGCACCTCGACAACGACTGGGACTGTGAGATTTACATCATCACGTATCAGGAGCCTGTTAAAAATCTCGACCTGCGCAAGGAGTGGTACAAAGAAACACTGAAGTGGCAGAAGCAAGGCGTCAAGATGATGATCATCGGTGACGAGATCCACTACATTAAAAAGCCGGGGACTGCCCAAGGCAGATTCGCACGCACGTTAGCCAAGCGTTGCGTCTGGAAACTCGCTCTCAGTGGCACACCAACTGACACCGGCTTCGAGCAGTACTGGGCAATCTTTGACTTCATCGATCACAAAGAAATTTTTGGCACCTACGAGAGTTTTAAGGAGGAGTACGTTGTCTACGAAATTAAAACACGCAAAAACGGACAGCAGTACCCTGTGCTCATTGGATATCAAAACGAAGAGCAACTGCTCGAAGTCATCCATGAATACAGTTACCGAATCACGTTCAACGAAGCGCGTGTCGCCATGGGGAAGTCTCCGGTGCGCCTCCGCAGGAAGAAAGTGCGTTTCGACCTCAGTCGTAAGGCGCGTACGATCTACAACGAATTAGAAAAAGACATGGAAACCACCATAGGCGAGTTAACGGTGGGTGCTCCGCTACCGGTCACACTGCCGCAGAAATTGCAGCAGGTTTGTGGTGGTTTCCTTTTACATCAGGAGCGTGTTCCGGGACAACGGAAACGCATTCGGACAGTGATCCCATGCGGCACGGAAAAGCTTGACCAACTCATGGGGCTGTTGTCTGGCTTCGGGCAGGAGAAGGCTGTTATCTGTTGTCGATTTACGCACGAGATCGATGCCATCGCAGCCCAGTTTGACGAGTTCGGTTGGACGTACAAGATCATCGATGGCAGTCACGAATGGGACGAGAAGTTCGATGTGGACTTCGTCATCTTGCAGGTGAAGAGCGGTCTTGGGTTCGATCTGTCTGAGGCAAATGTGTACGTGTTTTACAGCTGGGACCAGAGCTGGATCACGTTCGACCAGTCGCGTTTCCGCATCATGAACATGGAAACTACCAACTGGGTGTACTACTACTTTATGATGGCGAACGACACGATAGAGGACGAATTTTATGAAGCTGTCGCGAAGAAGAAAGAATTCTCACGGCTCGTGCTCGACAAGTACCGTAAAGAGAAGGTACAAAAGCGTCGAGGAGCAACTCGAAGGGGTGCGCGCAGAATTCGAAAAACCCGTATCCTTGCAGATGCCCCCTATAGGTGAATCGGTGAAAAAGTAGTGCAATATTTTTGCGGAAATACGGTTTTATGAACGAAGCGAGTTTATGGGAGTGGCTGCGCGATGTTGCGCTGCCCATAGGACATTACTCCAGAATCGAATCCCCAGACACCGCGCCGGGATTTCCTGACGTATTCTTTTGTGTGGGTCAAGATCCACGTCCTAGTCGCAGAGATACACTCCCTACTCCGGGCAAAGCTGGCTGCGGCACCATCGAATTGAAAGCGACCGACCGCAGCCTGCGTGTGCCCTTCCCTGATGAGGAGAAGGGACTGCACCCATCACAGCTGCGATGGATCCGAGAGAACGTAGCTGCAGGTGGAGTCGTTTTGATCATTGCAGAAACTCCCGGTATCATTTACATTATCCACGGCAAGGATGCCGCGAAATTTAACGGGGCAAGTCACGAAGACCTGCTTGAGATGTCATGGGATACCCTGAGCAGGAAAGAACCTAAACAAGCTGCATCCATACTGGATAAAATGCTTAGAGTGACGGACAACTTCCGTCTTCACGCAGAGTACTACTGAGGAGAATAACAATGTCATTTGGAGATGAAAATGCAGTTGAAGCAACAGGTGCCGGTCGTCAACTAATGGACCACCGTCCACCCACTGTCAGCGAGAGGCTGCAGCAAGAGAAGAAAGAGTTGGAGCTACGCTTGGAGGCAATCACGTCGCTGCTCGATGAGCTGAACGAAGCTCCGGGTGTCATGTCCATCCTCGACAAGCTCTCGACGCTGGGTCATAGGGTGTACTGATGCGCAGCTGCACCTTCCGAAACAAACATCATGTCGAGTGCTGCACTGAGTGTGGCCTCGGCATTGATTTCTGCCAGTGCGCTGAGCCTGACAACATAGCGGATGACCGACTGACCAGTGCAGACGGTCTCATCTTTAGATTGATCCGTGACGAACTGGTAGCTGCGCGCGAAGCATTCCCCGGCAAGACACACATGCTTTGTGCACTGGTCGAAGAGGTGGGTGAACTTGCGCAAGCAATGATGCAACACGACCGCAGTGAAGGGACCAGCGTGACTGAGGTCCTGCGTGAAGCAGTGCAGGTAGCAACGATGGCAATACGCGTCGCAGTCGAAGGGGACGACAACTTCCTGTACGAATTCCCTGCGGTCGAAGATGATTTACCACGCGGACCAGTTGGAGGGCAATACCAATGAGATACGACCGCGAACGTGTCACCAAGATCCTCGACAAGATGCTCGACAACGCTCGACGCAAGGGCATCTACCAGATGGATGAATGCACCGACGAGCTGGAGAAACTGATCGGGGATGTTCGATCAGAGTCAATCCAGTACACGTGGACCGAGGCCTGCTCACATTATGATCGCGGCATGGACCCGCGCAACTACACTATCCCATTGCTGGTGGAGAAAGCACGGAGCGATCTCAACCCGAAGAGAGAGTGACATGGTTGCATGGTGGTGGATTCCAATTACGTTATTCATCGGAGTAACGATGGGTGTTTTTATAATAGCGCTGTTCGCAGCAAACGATCACAGAGAGAAAAATTATGACTCAAGACCAGAACGGAGAAGACGGAAGCGAGCCAGAGCAAACCGTGGTAGCAAAGGGTGAGGACGATGGGTCGGAAGACGCTCCTGATCTGGGGATCTCAGTCGGTGTGGAAGACGGCAACGTAATTATTGTGTTCACTCAACGACTTACAACGCTGGGCATGCCCCCTGAAGCAGCTGAAAAGATGGCGAACGCCCTGCTTAAACACGCTGCTGACGCTCGTGCAATGAGAGTTAAGCTGGAGAACCCCTAGTTCCTATACACACAAGCGGAAGTGTGTATACTAGTGGCTAAATCTAACACTGGAGGTAGTCCGCATGGCAATGCAAGCTCACAGCGACAGCGTTGGCGCACAGATGGCAATGATGCGCAAGCGAGGCTGGAAAAAATGTGCGAACCCGGAATGCAAGAAGCGTTTCGAGGGTCTCACCATCACCACATACTGCTCGGACGAGTGTCGTTTCCGGGCAGCTTATCTGCGACGCAAAGGAAAATAAAACATGGCGTTTTTAAAACAGCACCGTAAGGCAGAGCTGCAACTCGAAGGGCGAAAGCTCATCGGTAAGTTTGCCGTGAGCCTGACCAACTCGGGTGACCGCGAGGTAATCCTTGAGTTCATCAATGAGATGCGCAAGCAGCTCCGCGAGTTCGATCCCAATAAGGGGAAGAAGAAGACAGGCGCGAAGCGACGTACCAAGAAGAAAGCTAAGCGCAAGGTCATCAAGAGACGCAGGTGATCATGGTCGATCTAGAGGGCACGCTAAGCGATCACACTGAGCGCTTAGCAACCCTTCTGGAGAACGAAGAGAAGTACCGGAAGCGTGACCGTACTGCGTGGAAGACCTACTACGCAGGACTCATTGACGATCCGCCACGCTCACACATCATGGAGCTGGTGCGCGAGTACATCTCGGAAGACATTCGTCCCCTCATCTACAGCACTCGCTTCATCAACAAGTACAAGCATGAAGAGCAGTGGCTGAGGCTGCACGGACTGTGGGATGAGGTCGATCTCTTGCAACGCGAACCCCACATGACCAAGATCAAGGGACCTGATCTCGTCACCCAGTGGGTGCGTCAGTACGAGCCGTTACTCCTCGTTGATGACCGGGACGAGGTGCGTGAGTTGGTGCGTAAACTGCCGGGAAGCTGCGTTGCTTACGCACCCGAAGCGTTCATCAACTTGGAGGGAGTATGAAAATTCACTGCGCAAACGGGTGGCTCTTCCACGAATGGAAGAACAACCAGTGCGACCGATGTGGTGTTACCTACCGGGGAACCCTGACCGACGTGACATGGGGGGACGACCCGTCCCTTTTTGGAGTGCCCGTGCCAGACCCCCTTGTTGGTCCTGCATCCCGACGCGGTTCGGTGCGCCCCCTGCTCCGGCTGGTCCGGGTACACCGCGACGAGCACGATTCATCATCCGCGAACGCTGCATGTGACCCCGCAAGTTCGGAGGGATCATAGGTCCACCGGGCACGCCACCTCCACCACCGGGAACTACACCGGGTCCACCTCTGGGATCTACACCCGGTGGTGGTCTCATTCGAGGCGGAGGTGCTCCACGCCATGGTTGCGGAGGCATTGCTCTTGGGTCACCCCTACCACCACCAGCCACACTGGGAGGTATCATGCGCGGATCTTTACCGGGAGGCGGAGCCATGTTCGGCGGCATAGCTCGTGGATCCATCTGCGGTTTCATACGCGGAGGCACGCCACCTCTGCGGGGAGACATGTTGCCTTGAATCTGTCGAGGTACGCCACCCATCGGGGGACGCCCAAAGTTTGCTTGCGCAAGTCCACCATACGCATAGCCGTTGATGTAACCACCATGTGCTTGTTCCATTTCTTCTAGCTCCCGTTCAGTGCGAGTCTCTGATGCTGTCTTCTTACCCAACAGAGATGCAAGCCAACCAATCTCTTCCTCCTCTTCTGCAGGAGGTGGGGGTGGAGGTGGATCTACGTGATACTTCCGTTCCCACAAACTATAGCGAGCTGAGCCGCTCGGGTATGGGTTCGCACCCTTCGCCGCATCTTCTGCGTGAGCAGGCCGCACTGCACCTCCTTCAGCGAAGCCACCCGGTGGCACCATTAATGTTTGTGCCATACGTTCTTTGTGTGCACGTAAAGCAGCACTGTATTCAGTGTCTCGACCTGCCCTGCGATCCGGTGGCGTGTAGTCCACGGGAGGCACAGCTGGTGGAATGATTCGCGGTGGAGGTTCGCTTCCAACAGGTACGCACTGTCCACCTCGACGACGGAAACCAGACGGGCAGGTATCGTCCGGGGTAGGACCACCACCTCCGCCTCCGCCTCCACCGCGAGGTCCACCACCTCCACCTCTACGACCACGGGGTCCTCGGTTCTGTCGAGGACCTTGAGCGATCACTGGTGGAGCATCTTCGGGTGCCTGCGCTGCCAGTATCGTTGGCTCCGCTTGGTAATAAGTCCCGTCTTCATTTTTGAAATACTCGCCAGCCTCTATTGCCCTCATTGCTCTGAAGTAACCTTTGATGCCACTCCCAAACTGACGGGCGAGTTGCTTAAACGACACGTCGCCACCTTCTTGGAAGTTCAGACCCGGCGCATCCATTCGTTGAATAATATCAGCCATGGGTGCGAGCCCGCCTTCGTACATGCCGACAGCTTGGTCGGCGTTCATGAATTCTCTTCCGACTGCTCGCGATGGACCTCCGCCCCCCGGCTTCTTCCAGCCGTGAGCAGCGGCTCTCATTAGTGCGGCTTGCGCGGGTGATCTACTTGGCATGATTACTCCTGATCCTTTATCTTTTGGATTGCAGTGTTGTACTTATCGATGCTCCAACTGTGGGAGCGACGTTCCATCTGGTCTGCCTGATCTTTAAGCAGTGTCTCACGGTTGAAAATTCCTTCCCGCTTCATGGGCACAGAACCCTGTTCTTTCCGCGCGTCCACTTCAGTTCCTAGAAGCGTGTGACGACTGCGTTCAATCTGTTCTTTGAGATCTCGTTCGACATCTTGGTAAGTATTAATGTTGTCGTTGTCTGCCCAACGTCTCCGGTTCCATGTGTACCATCGGCCTACTGCTTCAGCCCATTCGAATGGGGTGTCCGACCGAAAGGCGTCATGAATCAACCGGTACCGTTCGCTGCCACCCCCTCTCTGGTGGTCGCGTCGATGACCAAACTCGTGAGCCCAAAGCTGATCATTAGCATTCGCAGCACCGACTGCTGCAACAGTGTCTTCTCCCGGTCCTTCGAGACCTCTCTCCCTTAACTTGTCAGCGATGAGTCCGTACCTACCACCTTCTTCCATGATTGACTCGGCACCGGGAGGTCGATACATACCCTGCACATTGTAGGTGCCGACAGGTAACATTCGTGCTCGCTCTGCCTCTACTACGCCTTGCAGTTGCGGGCCACCTTGTTTAACGATGTTGCCTTCGAACTCCATGTCGATTGCTTGCGCCGCTAAAGCATACGCTGCATCTTCTGCTTCCGTGGAGTCAGGCCAAGGTGCGCTGTCAACGTCACCACCTTCAGCAAATCCGGGAACGTTAGGTACACGTAAACTACCGGGTACTTGATACTGTTGCTCCAGACCTCCCAGATCAATAGGATCGAATTCTGCGTCAGCCGCACCTGCTCCTGCACCAACTACTGCAGCTCCACCGGCTTGTGATATAGGTACCGCTGCGGGAGCAGCTGCGGCAAGTGCTCCGCCTGCGTACCAAGATGCAATCGCTGCAGCTACCTGATGTGCACCGGCACTTGGTCCAGTGTCAATTCCTTTCTCCGCTGCGTCGATGTACGCACCTTTGGATGGACCACCTAGCTGGTTAAGCATTGGCTCGTAGTCTTTGCCCAAGATCTCGCCGAAGACCTTCGACTGTATAGGGTCAGCACCAAAGATAGGCATCAACAAACGTTCAGGGTCATCCCTGATCGCGTCCCACCAGTACGACAGATTGTTCTTCTCGAACGCCAGCATGTCATCCAGACCAAGCTTCTTGGAAGCACGCCCAAGCTCCTTCTTAGTCTTCTTCTGGTGACCGAAGGGATCGTGTACTTTTTTTATGAAGGAACCTAAACCCATTACTCTTCCACTTCTCCGGTGCGCCCGTCGATCACTGCGTTGTCGGGCTTCGGTTGAATCAGTGACAGGATGCTGGACATGACTTCCATCTTCGTCTCGTCACGAATACCAATGGGTGCTCCTTCCTTGCCGCTGACTTGAGTCTCTTTACGGTCGGACCAGTTTTGTTTCTGACGATTGGTCAGCCACAACTTGATCGCTTGCACGTCAGGTTTGTAATGCTTGATGGTGTCGGCACGGATGACTTCACCGTCCCACATCATTATCTTTTCTTCGTCGTGCGTGTAGCCGGTCGCTGTCTGGAACAGAGCATTCAACACCGCAGCATCTGCATCGGTGTAGCCCTGTTCAACAGCCTTCTTGAAGTGTGGGTACTGCGCCTTCCAGATGCCCATCTGCCTGCGACTGATGTCGAACACTTCAGAGATGTCGTCCTCGTCCATGCCATTCATCATGATCGCGCGGATCTGATCGGGGAAGTCAGGCAGGAATACACGGGAGCCAGATGGCATTATCTGACCGTGGTTATTCCTTGCCCTGCGATTGATTCGTTTCGCTGGCACTACTCTTCTCGCTCCTGTTCCATTCGAATGAACTCCATCGTCTCTTCATCGGTCATGACGGGAGCTGCCTCTTCTCCTTCCTCGTCGTCACCGAAACCAATCATGCGTAGCAGCTTGGCAGTCATGCCCTCTTCTTCGTCCTCGGCACCTGCAGCGGTGCGGAGCTGCTCCATGCCTTGGTTGATCATTGTCTGGTCCCGCATCTCCTGTTCCTCAGCGAATTCATCGGAGACGTACACCATGTCGTGCGGATCGTCTTCGTCCCAGTCCTGAGCCATGGCTCGGCCACCTGCCATCAGCAGCGGAGTGATCTGCCGCATGATGTCGTCCTTCAGTGCAGGATCGGACTTCACATGGTACAGGCGCAGTAGTAAATTACGGACAGGCCCACTCTGGTACGCATTACCAATTCCACCGATGAGTCCTAGCGTGACCAGATTCATTGCGTTCAGGGATTTCTGACCGAAGCCACCGGACGCTGCCATGCCGACACCCTTACCGATGTTACCCGCTGCCTCGGTCATCTTGAGGTACTCAGCCATGCCATCCAGCATCTGACGATCCTGTCCGTCCGGGAAGAGACGCCGAAGCTGCCGCTCAACGCTTGGCTTATTCATCCAACTAAGGAACTTGGCAGGGTGTACTAGAGCCTCTTCTGCTTTTGTTCGACGCCATCCCGCAGCACGCATGCCATCCTTCAACACCATCTGGCGAGCAGCATTCACACCGTCAGGGGAGAGGTTATCCATCAGCAGACGCACCGTCTGATCGTCGCCTGACATCAGTGCAGTACGCATCACCTTCTCATCGACTTGGCCTGCCTCGATGAGTGCGCGCAGCGTTTTACTTCCCTGCTCTTTGAGAATTTGATCGACTTCTAAGGTAGATGCGAGGTAACGAGCACCTGCCTCGCCACCCTCTTCAGTAGCGTGACGTGAGAGATCTCGACGGAGTGCGTCAGCTACTTCACCTATAGCTTGACGGGCTCCCGGAGGTCCGTTCGCTGATTGCGTGTACAGATACTCCAGCCAGTCATTCATCGTGCCGAAGCCACGTGGGAAAGTTTGTCCCGGTGGCGTCTTAACACCCTGCCATATTTGGTTGCGTACTTTATCGAGCAGTGCGATGGTGCCCTTGTTGCCCAGATCTCCAAGCTTCGTCTCGGCCTCGATCATGTCGCGAATGGTCAGACGGAAGTCACGGAGGATGACGTCGTTACCTTGCATCGCATCGACGGCACTGTTAACTCCAGCGCGTGCTGACTGCATAGCCGCACCCGCGTTGCGGTTAACACTGTCAAGCACCTGAGCACCGTAGTTGGTATTCGGATTCAGGTGAAAACGATCAGCCAACCAGCGCAGTGTTTCAACTCGCTCCTCACGTTGTGCAGTACGCAGTCCACCAGTACCTGTGAGCGGCAGACGCTCGACCATCTTCAAGAGGATCTGACGGAATGGTGTGTGCGCCTCAGGCACTGCGTCCTGCGTCGTGACGATAGCAGGTCGCTTAGATTGCAGACGAGACGTCATGTCCTTGGCGAAGCCTAAGACCCTCGCTTTGTACTCAGGGATCACCGCTTGGATGCCCTGCCATTTGGTCTGGAGTCCGAAGAAATTTTCGGGGACGTAACTGCCAATGAACCGACCACTACGCTGCACCAGTCCCATCATTGGACGTGCCACGTCGATCAAAGGACCGATGCCTGCACTGAGTGCAACATCGAGGTGATCGAACTGACCACCAGCCATCTCCTGACCTTGCTGAATGATTGCTTCGGTTGTACCAGCCGTCAGCGCACCGACAGTCATGCGTCCTGCTGTCGATGTCATCGCACCCGTTGCGCGACCGGCAGGTGTGAACATCGCAGCGGCACCTGCACCTTGCGCAATATCCATCGGGCTCATACCGGGTCGGTTAACGACAGCCTGCGCTCCGTTGATGTTGTTGGAGACAATCATCGTTCCGTCAGGTGCGTGCGTGATTCCAAACTGCGGCCACCGACGCTCACCTGTCTTAGGATCGACTTGCGTCAGCATCTGTCCAACCTCACCGGGGTCGTACATGGTTAAGGCTGCTGCCGAGATCAAGGCCTTATCCCCGAAGCTCATCCCCTCGCCCATGCCGGTGCCGATGCGCTCAACCATTCGCCCAGACTGTTGCAACTCCATCAGCTGTTGAGAGAGTGCGGCATGAGCCCAGAAGCCTCTATCGGGATCGTCCATTATCGCTCTCTGCTCATCCAGCAAGCGTTTGTACTCATCAGTCGGACCTGAAGTTCCGATGAACATTTCAGGCAACTGTTTTTGTGCGAGTTCACCCTGCTCATTAAGAATGGGGATCCTGTTCCCCTCCTCATCTAAAGCAAACTCACGTGGCTCTCCCTCCTCACCAGCCGGGGCAATTTCGTAAGAACCTTCTGCAGCAGCTGACGTACCCGGCGCATCCGGAAACGGAGAGAACGCACCCGCTGGCTGTGGAATCTCAATGCCTTCAGCCTCACCGCTGCGCACGTACTGGACAGCCTGTTGTGCACTGCCCACAGGATCACGTGTAGCGTCACCGAAGCGACCCGTCTCTAAGGCACGCCCTTCAAGTACTGCAGCCTCTTCAACAACTTCATCTTCATCGAGCCGAGTGTCGCCGAAACGTGATGTCTGTTCCGCCATGGTTTATTCCTCTTCTTCAGCCGGTGCACGTTTGGTAAACGCTGCGCCACCATAGTCTTCGTAATACATCTGACCAACTTCGAGTTCGTCGTATGCTTTCTGCCCCTTGGACCCTTTGGGGAGGACCGGAATCTCTGAGTCGTACCCATCCCACAAGTCGTACACGTAATCCGAGTTGCCACGTTGGTGCGCTTCACGAATGCCGCGCTTGATGATGCGGTTATAAACTGCACGCATGCGTACCAACTGTCGGTAGTTTGCTGTGGCATTCTGTCCGATGCCTGCTGAAATACTCTTCATCTCGCGCAGGTCAGTATCGGATGACGCGCCTTTCAGATCGGCCAAGCGCTCCATGTAATTTTCAGCGATGATCATCTGCAGCTCGGTAAGATCTGCTGTGTCACCGAAGTCAATGCCGAGGATGTTAGCGATTCTATTCTTCAGTGCGTTGATGCCACTGGTCGTAATCCTCCCCGGATCTATCTGCTCCAAGATTGCCATGGCGCGTTGGATATCTACCATGCTGCCCTTGGCAATCAGTGCGTCACCAATTTGGAACTGAGATCTCTGCTCTTCTGCCCCTGCACGTTCTTTAGCACGCTCGATCTCTGCCATGCGGCGAGGATCGTTACGCTCGACAGACAAAATCAGTTCGCCATCGTCACCTTTGAGGAAGACCGTCCGGATACCCTCAGGACCCGGTAGCGAAGGATCCTGATACGCCTGAACCAAAACCATGCGCTGGTTAGCAGGTGAGTTCTTCGTATCCTCAGGATGGACTGCTGCTTCGGGACCACCCACGGTAGTCTGGGTGAATTTCGTTCTGCCCTGCTTATCCAACGCGATCAACTGATTGAGTGCATCACCTTCAGCTGCGATCTCATCGGCAGTGATCTGCGCTTCTTCGGCGGCGAATCCTGCGCGCGTATCTGCGCCTTGACTTGACACATCACGCACCGCACCTGCAGCCATGCCGACGCTCTCACCGAAGCCACCCGTCCGCGTAGGTGTGAGCATTGACTGTGCAATAGCAAGCCACTTGTCCTGCTTCTCCCTTTGCGCGTTTTTGGTTCGACGATCCGCGAGGTTCTCACGCGTAGCTCGCAGCCGTTCAATAGCCGACTCCTTGCCCTGCAGAATCATTTGCGTAAGACTTTGCCCCGGATCAGGACCACCCGTCGTACGCGCAACGATTTCCTCAGGCGCAATGCCCGGAGAAGGAGGACCGTACACCTCTTCCTCTTCCGTTACCGCTGCTAGTCCGCCTTGTATGTCTGCCATTAGCTCAGTCCTGTTTGTCAGCTCGCCAATTGTTCTTGCGGCTCGTAGATTCATCGTTGGTCGTAAGCTGTTTGCCTCGACTTACTCCGATACTGTCGCCTATATCAGGGTAGCCCCACTTGCCCATCCACTTATTGAAGGTCGGAAATCTCTTCGCAATTCCTGATCGAATGCTGTCGAGTACCTGCCCACCAAAAGCGTACTCAGCTAGTCCGCCCTGCGCGTATCCTTTTGGGTACGCATACCCACCCTCCGCATAGTCATCAATGTAACCACCTTCCGCGTTGCCGTCTCCTTGGAGTCCACGGTACACACCGTAGCCAGCCACCATCTGTGACAGCGGTGACGGCTGGTAAATATCTGCCGGTCCCACGTCGGTTCGTGTCTGTGATGTGCTCATCGGCAGTCCGCGTATGGTGTTGGACATGAACGCTAGCCGGTCGAATGGCAACTGACGTTGTTCGAGGAAGTCGTTGTACGCCATATCGAGGCTTGCCTGATCCAGTCCCTGCTGTTGCGCACCGATGCCTTCCATTGCTGCTGCATCCGTGAGACCCATGCGTTGAGATGCTTCGCCCATTCGGCCAAGACCTTCGGCTCCGGCGTACATGCTCGCGGCACCAGCTTCTTCGAGTGCTCCTGCGATGCGTCCCAGCTCGCCTTGTCGCGTCATGTCGGCACCGAAGATGTCTGCACCCTGACCGTACGCTCCGTGAAGTGCTTCGAGCCGCTGGGCTTCGAGGCCTTCTTGAATGTCGCGTGAGCCACTGATAGCGATGTCTTCCATCGAGCCTGTGCCACCACGAGAACCATACTGACCTGCACCACCGAACATGCCGGAGATGCGAGGCATAAATTCTTCTTCCAACGTGCGCGTGGCGAGTGCTTCCTGTCGGTCGAGTACGTTCCCGATGTACGGGCTCATGTAAGAGTCAGCGACGCCTTCGTCGGTCCACTGTTTTGACCCGGCGTCGAGGTAAGGCTGTGCAGCACCAGAGATGTTCGCAGCACGATTGAGCCCACCCATGTAGCCCGCACCCCCTGCTTCGAGGTAAGGCTGGTACGCACCGACGTTCTCTTCAACCATGCCGAACGCAGCTTGTTGCTCCGGCGTGAAGCCAGCGATCCTCGGACCACCGTACGGAATGTAAGGTTCAGCAGCGGCTGCGTTCGCTCGTGCGATCAGTCCCTGCGTGTAATCCGACATCCACTTGGGGATGTTTTCCACCGTCTGCCCGTAGGTTGTGACAGATTGTGGAGGCTTTCCCTCAAACAGAAAATCTAGGCTGCTTCCCATTACGCTCTCCCAGCCGCAGCTCTAAGCCGTGGCATGTAATTCTCAGGCGACCGCGCTTTGTGACTGAAGCCACCCTTGCTCAGGTTCTTCGCTTTGTGCTTACGCATGTTCTGTCGCATCTCATCCAACCGTTGCGCTCCAGCTTTGCCGGATCCGTCACCTAAGAGTGCCACCGTTTCTGCGTCTATGACGTACTCACCATCGCTCAGTCGCGCTGGGATGTCGTCGGACCTACCAGTGCCCGGTCCCTGCGTGTATCCACCAGAAGCGCTCACAGTGGGTATGGCGGACGGTACGTCGGCGTTCTGAGAGAAGTAATCAGCCGCTCCGCCCATGGAGAAGCCAGTTCCCTGACCCAGCTGTGGAGGAGGTGGCATCCATGTCCCCGTGTTGGGATCGAGATTGTATCCAGCTGCTCGCAGTCGTCCACCGTTACCCCGGACCATGTTGGCCGGGACAGGTTGACCTTGTTGCATCAGCGCAGCGATCTGATCCTGTGCACCCAGTCCACCGGTCGGACCTACCGTCGGCGTGCCGGTCTCTCCGGAGAAAGGATCTGGCGTGACGAAGAGCTGTTCGCCTGACTGTGGTGCTCCCTGCTGCCCGTACCTGTAGTAAGCGTTCGGATCATTGGGACCAATCCACTGACGATTGCTGTCGTAGATCGGAAGATCTTCCAGCATGCCCGGATCCATCTGCGGAGGTTGACCCTCTTCGTAGTCGCCACTCATTGCACTGGCTCCCATCAAGAGAGGCATCCCGTACTTCATCAGTGTGTCCATGCCGCCCGGAGGTGGAGCCGTACCGGGTGCTGGCGTGCCTCCGGCAGGAGTAACAATCGGTGCTTCCGGAGGACCTGACATCGTAGTGCCGGGTTCACCGTAGCCCGGTGGAGGTGGTGCAGGCGGACCCATCTCACCCGGTGCCAGTCCTTCATCCAGACTCACGTTCGCTTGTGCGAGTGCACCCTCGGTGCCCTGCTTTGCGGCTTCACGTGCCATCATAGTTTCTGGCGACGCTTTTTGTGCAAGGATGCCACCCTCAGGAGGCGCTTCGAGCCCGAACATCTCCTGACCTTTGCCAGCGAGGTTCTCTACCGTCGGCTGCATCATCTGAGTCAGTGCGCCTGACATGGCACCTTCAACGAAGTCACCACCAGTCAGCTCGGAACCAGCACCACTCGCTAGACTTGAACCAACGATGGCTGCGGTTGAATCAGACAGTCCGGGAGCGATCTCTTTCACCCAGCCGCCTGCAACGTCACCGAGACCTCCAGCGATAGCACCTGTCATGGCACCGGACATGAAATCACCACCACCGGCAGCGGACATGCCGCCACGCAGCAGTGCGTTACCTACAATTGCCTGACCAGCACCTGTCACGCCCGGTATCAGACTGCCAACCCACGTGCCGAGTCCGGGAGCGAACATACTCAGTGCGATTGGAGCAACGATCTGGAAGATCTTGGAACTGAAGACTTTCTTCACTGCCTTCTTCACGCTCTTCCAGATCTTGGAGAAGAATCCGTACTCAGGCATGCCGGTGTTCGGGTTGATGTCAGCCTTGCCCCACATTCCTTCGAGAACGCCCAACTCTTCAGGCGTCATGTGCACCATCATCGAGTCACCGTTGCGCCCACCTTTACGTGTCGTCTCGGCAGCTTCTGCCAGACCACCCTCGGCCTTCTCGACGTAGCCACCGATCTCGTAGAGCTTCACCTTCTGAGTTTCTGATGACTTGACGCCAGCCTTCTTCAACAGTTGTTGCGCAGCGAATGAGTAAAGCAGCTCGGGACCACCCGGCATGGACTCAATCAGCTCCGCAGCATCAACAGTCTCTTGGTCGCCGCCTTGCTCTGCCAGCATGGAAGCCAGACCTCGTCTTGCACGAATGCCTTCGGCAGCTGTCGGTGCTCTGGAAGTAGTTTCTTTAGCCATCGGTCTATCCCGTAAAATTTGTCGTTGAGAACATTCTCATTGCCCATTCTTTCCAGTCGTCATAATCATTTGGATCGGGGACGTCCTGTCCCAATGGATCTGTTCCGCCGAACACACCGCATGCCCACTCCTGCCACTTCGATGGGTCGTCCAGTCGTTCGAAGTTATCGTCTGAGCCCTGCACTGGATCAGTGAAGAAACCCAGTTGCCCAGTCATGATGTCAGCCCAGTCGCGTACGTCGTCGAAGCCGCGTGGATCGATGATACTCATGACTCAACCCTGCCGTCGGCTGGCTCGATGTGAGCGTAGGTCTTACCCAGTTCGAAGTTGCCTCCGCCTGTGTTCGACTCGAACTTGAAGCTCATTAGCCGCCGGATGTCTTTAAATTTAACAGTTTCTTCGTCACTACTCGACGGAGTCTCAAATATGGTCTGCGGATCTGAGGTCACGACGGGAGCTTTCGCGTTCGCACGACCCTTCACCTCCACGGTCATGTCACCTGCCTGAACGAAGTCAGGTTCGATCCGTGCAATACGCAGAGACTTGTTCGATATGTTCTGGTCGAGCAACGAGAACTCATGCGTTTCGTAGAATGAACGCACTGCACTGATGTTGCTCAGGCGGATCTTGTCGAACGCCACTTCGTGCTGCCAGAGTGTGCGACCGTTTGCCGTCTCAAAGTTATCGACCATGAAGGGACGCTCGTACACGTCGGCGTAGATGCCTGCGCAGCGTCCTTGATTGAGGTCATCGTTATCAGGCAGCGGTGTGTCGAACCAGTAACCTTCGCGCACGTTGTAAACGATTGCATGCGTGCACTCGGTCGCACTGCCTCTTGGGTAACACCACCACAGCTCACCGTAGCGTGGGATCTTCATGCCGAAACATTTCTGCCGTGCACTGAAGTTGATGTTGTCGAAGAACCAGTTCTGATTCATGTTGTTTGGAATCTCTCGCACGACACCGTTGAACATGTACCACCGATCCACTCCGGGCCAGTAATAAATGCCGTCCATCTCAACGACGCCTTGAGAACTCATGATGGTTGTGCCACGAGCAATAATGTCGTACGCGAAGGCGGGAGTGCTACCTGTCGAAGTGGCACGGATGACTGAGTCGAGACCCCAGAACAATGCAGCGGGACCGTTACCCGATCCGCGAAGAGGCATGCCCTTCACGATCTTCTGCGTGCCAATGTTGATAGCAACAGGTGCCACAGAAAGATTGTTGGCTTGCGACTGGAGGATGAGTCCGTCACTGCCAAAGGTCCAAATGTACACACCGCTGACCACGAGGCCTCCACTGACAGGACCCTCAGCACCACCATTCCAATCCGCATGGAGTCCCGTCGTGTTAAGCACGGTGGAAGCTTCGATGGAATCGAGGTACAGAGTTCCCGCTATGGAGTTGTCGATGTTCGCAGCGTTCGGCGGAGCGAGTGCCATCAGCACGTGGTTACCGGTGCCGCTGGTGTCAGCAAAGATGTCGAACTGCCACAGGTTGTCGAGGTTTGCCGCGAAGCCTGCCGGTGTCCGATCATTAAACGTGTTCAGTGATCCTTGTGACACTTGGTACTGGCCGAGAGTGTTCGGGTGACCAAGGTGCAGGTACTGAATGTTGTCAGAAGAAAACGAATGCATACCGCGTGTAATTTCAGGCACGGTGTCGGTGACCTGCTGATAGCCGCCAATCTTTTTCGGTTTGCCACGCTGGAACCTGCACCACTGACCATCGAGGTAGTGCTCGCTATCGAAACGCGTCCCGTCCCGTTTAATACCGGGGGCAGACGCTAGCAATGCGGGTTGTTCAGGCAAGATATTCCTCCGGTCGTAAAGCACGCAGCTCGCTCGGATCTTTGAGTACCTGCTTACACGTATCGCACGTGAACAACTGCAAAGGATCTGGGTTGGTATTGTCTAACAGTTTTGCATGGTAAGCATCCAACACCTCACCATCCTCAGGCCAGTGATCATAGAACAGCGCAATCAGCTCGCAACCTTCTGAACCGGTGTGCTTGAGCGGCACCATCTCCCTGATGTGCTTCGTAGTAAACACGTTCTCCATCCACGGTTTAATCGTGACTCCCTTCTTCAATTGGGTATCAGACTCATCGAGAGCACGCTGCATGGTCTCTCGCATTTCTATCGAGATCCCTTTGGGGAGTGCTTTTACAATCGCAACCATTATGTATCTGTCCGAGTGAATCGTAGCCAGCTGTTTTCAGCAAACGATGTCGTACCTGTGGCGACGACCTGAGCCCACTGAGTAGTCAGAGTGATTGGGCTTGTAATAATCTCGCAGTTGCCATTGAGCCAACCAACACCTTCTCCAGTGTTGAGTGATGTAATCAATGCTCCAGTTGATCCATCTAGGGTAGTAAAGTATGTGTCCGCATTCGATGGGCTTGTTCCAGTGTTCGCCCGGTAAGTAAACGTGTAGGGAGCACCTGCAAACGAGCCTCCGGTATCGGTCCAACGGAATTTGAAACCAGCTGAAGCGTTAGTGACTCCATACTGGAAAAATCCGGAAAGCCCCCAACGACCTACAGCTAATACAATGTTGATCAGGTGGTTGTCGTTCTGGTACGTGGTTGAAGCAACGACATTTTCATTCGCTGTCTTCACAGCTTGCACAACTGAAGGACTATCGCTGACTGTTAGGACACGTTCGAAGCCTCCACCAGTCAACGTGTTGTTGACCTCGAAGCCACCATTAGCTAGTGATGCACTGCGTGCAATCTCACCATCACCTTTCCAGAACAGATGACAACCTGTGTTTGGATTCATCTCCAACATCGAGACGGTAGCGGTGATGCTATCCTCGCCTTGGAAGGTAATAGTCTGTTGTGCCAGATTCTCAAAGATGAGTTCATCGCTGCCGCCATAGCCAATGGATGCGCGGTTTGCGTAAGCCGTAGTCGTCAATTGAATGCTTGCGTTGTTATTGGCACTACCACGAACTTGAAGGCCAGACAGAATACGAAGCCTATTGCCTATCAAAATCTCTGCACTGGCATGGTTGGTGAAGATCTCGATGGTGCCATCTGCATGGTTGATCGAGTTGGTGATGAACATCTCTTGCGAGAAGGAGTTCCAACCGATGTAACCGACGACCGTCTCATCCTGCCACGTGAATTGCAGCCGACGAGGTACTGAGTCCGAGTCACCAACACTGCGTAGCTGTACGTTACTGCTACCAGCAGCAAATACTGCAATGTTGCCACCGCTATCGACCAAGCTATCAGGTGAAGGCACCACGTCCTCGATGAGGAACTTACGCATCGCGCCTGCGTCTGCATCCCAGATACCAACAAAGTCTGCTGCAGTATCGATGACCGTCTCTGCTGTCAGGTTATCGACGTCCAACAAGAGCTGCATATTAGCTGTGAGATCACCACCACCGGCTAGACCGGAGAGTGCTTGCGTCTCAATCAAGATGCCGTCGAACGCAGCATTCAAATTCGTACGTGCGCCCGATGCTGTCGTCGCACTCGTACCACCCTGACCGATGGTGATCGGGAATGCCACACTGGTAGATGACGTCGCGTTGATTACGTCAGTGCCATCGCAATAAACAATTACGCTCTGCCCTTGTGGGATGGTTATTCCTGCGCCTGCTGCAGTGACGACCTCCAATGAGAAAGCTCCACTCGTCTGATTATCTGCCCAGTACTGCTGCGTCGTATTGGGTACAACGATGCGTCGGTTACCCGTCAGTGCGCCCGTGAATCGATACGAGATCCTGTCGAGGTTTGCACCAGAGAGTACGAAGTCACCAGAGCCCGGTACCGCAAGCGACACGAAGTCGAACGCAATGGTCGAGCCGGAGCTAAGCCCGATGGTGTAATAGTCGGTGCCATCCGTGAAGAAGAATGCACTGTCGTTTGGATCGAGGTTAATACTTGCGCCACCATCGATCTGACCAGACGGAGGCAACACATTGAGCGTGCCACTACCAGAGTTACGGATCATGCAGAACCAGTTGTTGAAAACTGTTCCTGCTGACGGCAAGTTCGCGGTACCTGCACCTGCCGTGTAGATCAAGCACTTCGCTCGATCACCGTCAACCACATCAAAAGGTGTCGCAGCTTCTTCATCGGAGTCGATGATCTGTTCGAGCAGACCAAAAGCAGCAGCCTGCAAACCTGAACCAGCTAACGCAGCAGCAGACGCCAGTGTTGTGGCTGCTCCCAGTTGAAAGCCCGACCATATGCCAGCCTCGGTCGAGTTATCAGTCAGTACGATGACCCACTGCGTGCCGTTCGTTGCGAACTGGATGACACCACCCGTAGCATCACGCAACGTGAAGTCATCACCTATCGCACTGATGGTTGTCTTGTTGCCTGTGCTCACAGAACGAGCGTCAGGCATGTCGATGTTGAGACCGAGTACCGAAGCATTAATGTCGAGGAAGTCTGCTACAACATCGTTCCCTTCAATTTGCTGCTCACGCGGCCAGACAAGTTGGACGTCAATAGCCGTTGTGATTTCGAGGTAGCTCGTCTGCGAGGGGAAGATCAACTCTCCACCAAATACGTTTGTGTAACCCATCAGACGTTCTCCCTCGTAACGTTCCTATCGATGATGCGTTTCATGTCTTGCCCTTCAAGAATCGCAACGTCCTTTTCGTAAATCGCTTCCCACGTTGCGATGCGTTCGTCGTTCTTTAAAAATGGAGTTGCCTGCAGGAGCGCGCCATGAAGTAGGGCGTTCGGGGCAAAGTCCGACGACCAATTCGTTTGGTTGACGCTATCCAGTAGCGCAGGCAACTCCCAGTAATTGACCTCGAATGGATATGCGAAGTCAGCTGTCGGAGCGATCAGCCAGTTGAAGTAATCGTAGTCAGCGTAGAACTTCGGCTGAGCAGTCAAATCTTCATCCGGCCAATAGCGCCGACAGTACTCGTAGCTTCGGGCAAACAAGGGGGTGCGTACCTGTGTTGCGCCCACACCGAAGTTGATGCTGATAGTGTCACGCCAGCGATCAGGCTTAGGTATTACCGATTGTCCAACACCTAACGTGTCTGTGACCACAGTCACGAAGCCGAGGATCTTCAACCGGTTTGCCAACTCACGCTCAGCCAGATTAATAAGGCTGGGCAGTTGGTCGAATACGGTTGGATCGACAGCTGTGCCTCGCTCCAGATAGGCCCGAAGGTCTGCCTGTAGTGAGTCGAATGTCATCGAGACCGGCATTAGCTACTCCTTACGCGTTGGGATCGACGACGGGGGCGTCATCATCCGGCAACGTATCTTCTGCGGGTGAAGCTGGTTCAGGGTCAACGGAGTCGGTTGGTACTTCGTCGTCCACAGTTTCTTCCGTCTCTGGTTCGAGTGGGTTGCCCCCTCGGTCCACGGGAACAAACTCAGGTTCCTCTTCTTCAAGAAGCTCCTCCTTCGCTGCCTGCAAACGTGCATGCGCATCGTCAGATCTGGCACGCATGACGTCCCACTCACCGGCAGTAGGTGCTCTACCTTTTGCAGCCATCTCTTCGATGGTTTCAGTGAACGCTTTGAGATCGTCGAGCGCGTCGTCACCCTGTGTAATTAGGGCACCGAGTATGCCGAGTAGCTCGGAGGCTTGGCCTAACCGCACGCTACTGCCACCACCCAATGCAGGGTTGGACAACACCGTACTCAGACCGTTGATTGCGAGTATTGCTAGTGAGATTGGATCCATTGTTATTGTGCTCCTTTGATGTTACGAATTATTTCGTTTATCAGGGGAGCTAACTTTGTAATCCAATCATCAAGTTCCCTCGACGCACTGAGTAAGCGCTGTTCGCTTGTTTCTCCCGCGTCGAATTCGCCCTTAATAATTAGAAATGCCGTGTAGGCGTCCAACAAACTGTCGGCCACCGGCTTCGCTCGTTCCTCTGCCTGAATGATGCGTAATTTGACACCGCGAGGGATAGCTGGATCTTCAGCAAGATCAGCCGCCTTTTCTTGTACGATGACAAACGTGCCGTAAGCAGCATACGCTCGCTGCTCAGATGTTTCCGCTGCCGCAAGAGGGTTCGCGGACTGACATCCTGCAAGAGCAAAGAGCCAGAGCATTAACCATGCGTAGCGGTAGTCGAGTTTCCTCATTCTATATACCTCCATCTCCGGTGCCGGAAATTTTATTCACCGTACGCCGCACCGTGAGCGCTTGGTAATCTTTCAGAAATGCAATTGCTGCACCACCCAGAAGAGAGACCCACGTTGCCGTTGATAGATCGGCGAACGTCATGTCTGGGTTGTTAGTGAACAGTGTCACAACGCTTGATCCGAATAGAATCAGCGCTGCAATGAGTGCCCCTGTGAGAGTGTTAACGTTCATGACCTTTCCTCCAGCTATTGATGTACTCGTCCGTCGTGCCACGTCCGAGATCTGTGTTGTAGTGCTCCTTCCAATAAGCAGCCTGATGTTTCAGGTCTCCTGCTTGCGGGAGTGGAGCGCGCACACGCCTGTAATGCACACGACACATCGCAACTGCGTACTTCAAATTCCAGATCAGCTCTCGCGAATCCGGACCTCCGATCTCAGACACAGCTGCTGCCAGTCTGTCACGGTACTGCAGGTAGTTATTCCAGATGTCATCATGCGTTGTGGGCTCCATCTGGCACACGCCCAACGCTGGACCGCTGCCCAGTTGCTTGATGTAAATAAGTCTCGACTCTTGAAGACATGTGCCCAGCACCAGCTCGCAAGCTGCTGTCGAATACAAGCCCAGATCTTCGAGAGTCGGCTCGATGATCAGGTCAATAAATTGTTCGCGATCAATCATGATGTGTTTTCAGGTTCCAGTTGCTCTTTCGCTTCTTTCAATGCTTCCAGCTCGATCTCCAGATCAGTCAGATACTCTGCA